CGCACTAAATTCCCTCATACTTTGACCAAGTTGTTTTACCGGGGAAATTAATTCCTCTTGAGTGCCTGATAACCTTTTTGTTAAATCCGCCAGGATTTCTGATGCTGTAGCCATTTCATATAAATTTCCGGTATATGTCTTGATGGCACCGGCATCACCTGTCATCAATCTGCCTATTATCTGCACGGCAGTACCCAGCCCAATTCCATATGCCGCTGCAAAGTTCATTGCCAGCCCCAGATGTTGAAGAGAGCCGCTGTAATCATTGGATATTATTACCAGTTGTTTAAAGGCATCCCTGATTTCATCTGTAGACAGATTGGATTGTTTTCTCAGGTTATCAAATGTCGTCTCCAAGCCTTTACCCACTTTACTGGTATCTATATTCATGTTGCCTAATACTGTGTTTAATCGCGCTATGCTCAGACGCTGCTCCTCCGCCGCTTTTGCGGTCGCCAGGAATACGGCAGTCATAGCCCCGCCAAGAATTGTGATGGCCGCCATCATCATTTTTAATTCACTTTTAGTCATTGAGAGCTTTTGCGCTACGGCGGTCATACCCTTATCAAATTCACGCCGGTCAATCCCCAATACAACAAATAGTTTTGAAATTACGTTAGCCATCTTTAATTTTCTCCTTGCCACCCATCGCAGCATTCAGAATGCGGATGCGGTCAAGCATATCATTCCCCGTAATTGGCTTCTGCCTCTTGCGAGGCATGAAGTATTCAACCTTAAATGGCGAGGGTTTCTTTTTGGGGTCCCGGTTGCAGTTGGCAATCACCGCGCATATCTGCGCCAAGCGAAACCATTCTATCTTTTCCTGCTCGTTGTGCCGCTTCATCAGCGCATCGAACTGAGCGGGGGTCAGCCCCCAAAATTCCTCATCGGATAAACCCAGAACATACCTCCCGGTGGACCATAGCTCTAACCAGGAGGGGATTTTTGTAAAGGGTCATGGTTTTCGTCCTCGGCTTCCGGTATTGCTGCCTGAGATGTCCGGGCAATATCATTGGCTACATAGAGCATGTTTTCGATTGTTATCCAACTTCCAACCTCTTTTATGGTCAGGCTGTCATCTTCATGAAGCAGGCAAGCCCACACCAGTGCCCGCAGGTCCGCGGGCACGATATCTTTGCTGAGTGATTGTATGACTTCTGTTTCAAAAAGGTTTTTGCCAGTCGCTTCCTGGAATTCGCACATGGCATTTAAATCCAGCTTTAAATGCCTCTTTCTGCCCCCCAGATCAATCTCTACGGCAGGTCTCACTTTTTCAATGCTCATGGATAACCTCCTTATTTAATTAAAAAAAGGGGGAGCCGCAGCTCCCCCCAGTTCCAATTACGCTCTATAGATTTTATGATGCTGCGCGGCTGACATAGATGGTGTAGGTCTTGGCAGTCTTCCCGCTCTCCTGAACCTTTACCGTCACCGTGGTTATCGTTCCCGCTGCCCCAAGGTCAATCTCACCCGATTGTGCACCGCTTGTAACCTGCTGCTCCTCTGAGCCGTTGCTGATGGTGATGGTGTGACTGGCTGCCGTTGGCGTCAGTTTGATGTAAGTCGATGCAGTGTTGACCGAGGTAGTATAAGCGTAAGTTCCGATAGCGAAAGTCGGTAGCAATGTGATGGCTCCGCCGCCATTCTCTTCAATACCTGTGCAGGCACTCATCCCTGTCGATGCCGTTACTGCCAGGGCAGGTACACCGGTCACCTTCAACGTGGCGGTAAAACCGAGCTTGTTATCATGAGGATATGATGTATCAAATTCCGTGGCGAAAGCATCGAATGTCCATGTGAATGCCTCCGATGTCGGTCCGGTAATAATGCATTCCTTTGTCGACCTGGCGAGCATATCTGCGATAAATGCTATAATTCCCGCCGAGTCCCCGGAGTAAAAATGCCCCTCGATTGTCACATCGCCGCCATCTACCAGACCGGCAATGAATTCCCTGGTTGCATCCGTCGAATCGTGGCTGGTTACATCGATTGCATCAGATTTTAAACTGGGACCGCTAATACTGGTAATTTCAGCAATATCTTCACCATCCCAGTTGAGAGTCGTTCCGAATGCTGCTACTGCGTTTGACATTTTATTTCCCCCTTTTATTGTGCCAGAATCTTATATCAACGGCTGTGTGATACAGCCTGGTAATATCTTCATAAAAATCATTCTCATCCTCAACAAAGCTGCCATTGACGGCAACCCCTCCGGCGCCCCCCAGCGTCCCGCTATATGCTTCTAATGATGTTTTAAGTACCGCTGCTATCTCCTTGACCGATGAATATGTGGTATCGAAAATATCGAATTGGAAAAGCGGTTCATAGAGTGATCTGCCGTCATGAGAATATTGGGGCGGGTCTGTCACTTTGAAGAAAACAATATAAGGAGCGCTCACATCCTGGGCGGCTTTAACAAAAAAGACCCGGTCTCCGACCAGGTCTGTGATGCTGCTGTCTGCCAGCAGGTGAGTCATTATAGCCTGTTCTATCTGCATCAGTCAGCCCCTCGTTGCCTTTCTCATTGCCTCTTTCATGTTCGATTGCACCTGGCCCTTTACCTCGTCGATTGCAGGCCTGAAGAAGGGATATGCCGGCGCAGGATGTGGCCCAGCATGTCCGTATTCTACCAGGTGCCCATGTGGAGCACGTCTGTAATTGACCCCCGCGATTGCCACGTCCTGATATCGATTGCTTTTGGGCAAGAGTTTTGCCACAATTGCTCTCTTCAAGTTTCCTGTCGGTCCCCTGGGAGCTTTTTGTCGAATAGCATTGCGCACAAGCCGTGCATCTGCCAGGAGCTCTCGTCGCGCTCCCGTCTCAACCACTTTTTTGATATCATTGAGTACATTAATGCACTCGCTGACACCCCTGATTTCCATCGTTATCAATCGAGTGCCTCCCTGTAATAAATCAAGAGTTCCCTGTTTTTCTCCTCGATGTTGACCAGTGAAACGATTTCCAGCGTCTTGTCCCCGAAGCTGATTCTCATAGTCGGCAGAATTTCTTTTCGATACCGGATGCGCACCTCGCCGGTTACATCGGCATTGAGCTGCATCGCCTCGATCGCCCTCCTGCCCGCCAGTGGTCTCACCGACCCCCATACAGTGCAATGGTCTACCCAGGAATCAATCCACTCTTTGAATGAATTTTGCGATTGCGTCTTTTTCTGAAATACCAGGCGGTGCCTCATCTGTCCTGCTCTCATCAGAATACCCGCTCTTTCCACAAAATCGTCTCGATTCCCATGGGAAGTTTGTTACCGCCTTGCCCCACGGTCACTGCCTCTCGGTTTTCATAATAGTGACCGATGAGCAGCAATATCGCCCTCCGGATATTCTCAGGGACATCACTCCCGGCATCGCCATAGCCAGCGTCATAAGTAATACAAACACCATTGCCGGGTCTCAATGTTGTGCTAGGCCAGCTTTCCCCGAAGTTGAGCACAACTCTCCCGGGCTCGCCCTTTGTGTCAACATAATAATAATCGGAGGAAAATTCCGCCTCCGTATCGTTCGTGTTATAATATTTAACCGATGTCACACTCTGCACCGGTGGCATCGGCAACTCTATAAAATACTCATCCGGGAACTCATCGAGCCAGAGCTCCCAGGTCTGCGTCACATAACTTCGATTCTGAAAAAGCTCACAGTCCCTCCTGGCACTTTCGATTATCGCAGTTAGTAAATCGTCCTCGACGGCAGGCCCTGCGCTCTTGACAATCTCGACTCCGAACTCGCAGGCAGCAGTGGCAACTGTGGCAACCGCTCGCAGATATTGATATGCTCCCGTGTATGCCTTTTCCTCAATAGCATTGTCATTCGATTCTGTAACCTGGGTGAAAGAGCCGCTGGCAACATCGCTCCAGGTGGTACCGTTGTTGCTTTCCTGCAGCTTGACATCCACCGTTCCTCCTGACCCGCAGGCACCGGCAACCAGGTTAACAATCACGTCATATCCCGATACCTCAATCGAGGAACCCTCCAGCGAATATGACGCCGCTATATCATGACTACCCGGAGCTATCGATATCTCAGTTGTCAAATTATCCGTCAGCGCCCCGCTATCTATCCGCAGATGCGCCTTCGCCTGTGCCAGGGATACCGGCTCGATTGTCGGCCCCGTGTTTAATTTTAAACTCATTGTAAACCCTCACCGCGTGCCTTTTTTCGCTGCGCTTCTTATATTTCAACATCGTATTCTCAGGCGGTTCTATATCCGCCGTCTCGATATCGATGATTCTTTCATCCTTAAATTTTTTTTTTAAACTGTTCAATCTTATTATTCCTTAATTCTAACCTCACCTTACTCTCACGAGGACACTCTTTACCTTCATCATGGTAGCATTTATGCTTTTCAATGAAAGAAATCTCCTCGTTATCCTTACCCTCGTTGGTGTTGACAGCTTTACTGGCAAGCCCTCTGGCATAGTCCATCAATGCTTGGGCATCAGTCTCTTCGTTGAAGCTCAAGTCCAGTCTTACTCTGTATTTCATAGCTATACTCCAAATAGATATCGTTCCTGGTTATAATGGGACTTTATCACTGCATCACTCACGGCTCCGTTGTAAACTCGTGCTAATGCTATGTAGCCTAGAAAATATATTAGTACAACCTGAGAATTCCTGCCTATGGTCAAGTCGGCTGTGTTATCAAGGTCGCCGACATTGGCTAATGTGCCAGTTCTGGATGCGGTATCATCCACACCGTCAACCAAAACCTTACAGTTGGCAGCATTGCCCCTGTCTACTACCCCTACAGTGTGATGCCAGGTGCCATCTCTGACGTCAGTAGTGCCACCTATATAGTAAGCGTCAGTAGCATCCTTCATGTAAAGGCGGGTAATACCTGTCACATTCCTGTACTGCAAATAGTAACCGAGTATCCCCGTAGGTTCAGTATATTTGGATATTGAAGTCCTTACCGTAGCGTCCAGGTCTAGTTTAACCCATGCCTCTAGCGTGAAGTCACCCGTACCCATATTCAGTGAGGCACGGTTAGTAACTATATTTACATCATCCGTGCCGTCATAATACTGAACCCAAAGCCCGCTTGGTAGCCTTACCCACGTAGCACCTGTTATCGTACACAGATGTCCGCAATGAGACCGGTCATGAATATAATCACCGCCCCCAGGCAGTCCGGGCAAATATAAAACACAGCTCGGGTCTTCTGGCGGTTCGAATATCAATCTGTCGATATCAACTTCCATCATTCACCTATATCAGATGATACTTTATACGGACATAAGAGCTATTCTTGGTTTTGCCCTTTGCAGTCTCACCGCCGGCACTTCCGGATTTTACCTGCAAGGCGATATCGAACTGGTATTCGGTACCGGTGAAATATGTGCCCGGCATCGATAAACGGCCGGCATGGGAATATTCCAGCGAGGTAATACCAGGAGTAGTCAGCGTCTGCTCGGCAACCAGAGTGTCATAGCTGCTCTGGCTGTGGTCCTTAATAAGCCACTTATACAGCACATTTTCACCCGTACTGCTGGAGCGGAAGCCA